GGGGAAGTTTAAATCCATAGTGGATCCCATCATTTACCTTCACAGTCTACGACCATGAAACAAAGGTTCATCAATATTTCACTCTCTTTAAAGATTTCAAAGAGAATGGCTGGTGCCTTATGGGCACAGCTTGAATCTTGGGAAAGATCATCTGGGTTCGAATGGACTACTGGACGGCTAAAGATGCTTAAACAGATCCTTTTAGGATCCGTCGAAGTCAGTGATACTAGTAATTTATTGAAAGGCCCTTGGGGCCGTTTAATAATTAGTAACACATCTTTAAGCGGAAAACTAGTTCTCCTGTCAGTGTACAAGAAATACATCTTGACTGAGCCCTCGAAAATCCAATTATCGAAGTTCTACGATTCAATGGAAAAACCATTGGACGACGGTCCTTCGATTGAAAGAAGTGTCTTAACAAAAGACACTGCCTTACGTTTGTTAAAGGCGTCTTATAGGTCCAAGCCGAAACTTGGAAGACAGCTCTTTACTTACCTCGATCACCCCTTTTCTAACCAAAAGAATCTTCCTTTTAAAGAAGGTTCTGGAGATAGAAAAACCTTTACCGAAGAAGATCTCAGAATCGACATAGAAGTCGGTTCCAACAATCTTCCACTCCGGAAAGCTATTCACGACCTCCCTGATGCCTGTTGGAAAACAGACGATGAGAGAAAATTCGTGACTATGGCCCTTGAAAGATTTACAAGGCACGATCATGGTGTAATTGGTTCAATCCAATACATCCAGGAAGGCGGTTGTAAACTGAGGGCGATAGCCAATCCATCTAGATTAGCGCAATGGCTGTTAGATCCGCTAAAGAACGTGTTACTGGAAATGTTGAAATCTTTTCCAAGTGACTGTACTTTCGATCAAATGAAAGGAGTGAAGACGGTTCAAGACCGCCTAAAAGCAGGTATAACCTGCCACTGCTTCGACTTGTCGGACGCAACTAACAACCTACCGTTCAAACATCTCCGTAATATCCTGGAGAGTTTGGGCGAGCTTGTCTTAGATGACTTGATGGAAGGTGATCTGTCTGGCTCCATGCTGTTTTCATGCATGAATGCTTTCATGGAATTTGCCAAAACCGACTGGATGACACCCGAGGGAAAGATAGTATCTTTCACTCAGGGTCAACCATTAGGCCTCGGCCCCTCTTTCCCTTGCCTTGCGTTACAACATCATGTTATTCTACATGAGTGTGGCGCCTCTCATAATGACTACATATTATTGGGGGATGACGTTGTCATCTTCAATAAAACTGTAGCTCACCGTTACGAGGCTGCTATGGGGCACTATGGAGTACCAATCTCCTTTAGTAAAACCATTATCAGCAATGTTGTGGCAGAATTCGCAGGTAAAGTTATTACTAGGAATTCTATCAATTCTATGTACGGATGGCAAGCGATTAACGCTACCAACTGCATAGATGTACTACAACATCACGGTACCAAGGCAATGTCTTGGTTGCCGGATCATCTAGTTCTGCCTTCATGGCATGTAGCTTCTTTACCTCGTTACATGGGAGGGTTGGGTTGGACCCCACCTTCTCATGTTGAGTTAGATCCTAAGATCATGATGCGTCTAGTTGATAAGGCGGAAAGGGAGCCTCTAATGATTTATGCTTCTGCCTATTGGAGGCGGAAAAAATCGTTAGTGACTATGCTCAAGAAAATAATAAGCTTTCGCCAACCGTGGGATACTTTATCCCACTCGTTTGCTGGCTTATTGCGACCTTGGGATGATTTAGACACTCCCCCTCACTATGTGAGGATGGATATGTTTAATCCTTCAGAAGAAGACTTATCAATGTGGGTTTTGACCGACAATGCTAAGAAGGCTTCTAGCAGTTCCCTAGTGAGAATGGCACTAAAAGAG